ATCAAACTTCAGGGCGGCACTGCTGCCCCTGAAGATCTCATTAAGTTGCTTGATAAGATCGATGACTTAATGACCGGTGAATACAACTGGATAGTTGATGGTGTCTACGATCACGGCATCACCGACACACCAACACTAGAAGACTTGGAGTTGAGAAGAGAGGAAGCACCAGATACCGCACCTCTTTACTTGCTTCAAGACTTCACTACTACATGTGAGCCTGACTAATGAAGCCAACTAAAAAAGAAATTAAATTTATGGAAGCTTTATTACTTGCCATCACCGCACCTAGTGAAGAATACAAAGAAGAATGTATTCAAATGGCATCATCTATTGGCTCATCTCTTACTGAAAAGCAACGAGATTTAGCCATGAAAGGTGTTGAATGTCGCATTGAATATGCTCGGAGGTATGGCAAATGATTGAATCATTTGAAGTGATGCAAGTTACACCTGAGATAGCGTTATCTATTCTTACAAATAAGAACTGTAAGAATAGGAATATATCTAAGGCTAATCTCCGCAACCTCACCAATGCAATGCTTAATGGTGAGTGGAAACTAACTAATCAAGGGATTAGTTTTGATAGGGAAGGCAACCTATTAGATGGGCAGCACCGGCTACAGGCAATCATTGAGTCTGAAGTCACGTGCACCATGCTTGTCGGTAAAAACATGGATCCTGCTATTTTTAACTGTATTGATACAGGTAAAGCAAGAACAGCAGGTGACACGTTAGATATTGCAGGCAGTACCAACGGCAAGACCATTGCTGCTGCTGTTAAGTTGGTTGGTTTCTATCAGGAGCTTGCACCTGATAACGCATGGTCTAGCTTTAACAAGCCGAGCCATGAAAAGATCAGGAAGAATTATCTTAAAGAGAAAGACCTCTACGAAGAGGCAGCTATCACAGTAAGAGATAAGGCAAGACAAGGAAGACACTTACTACCTGCAAGTATTGTTGTTGCTTTCTATGTGCTTGCATCTAAACGTGGCTGGCCTGCTAGGAAGATTGATTTCTTTTTAGACAAGGTATATATAGGTGCAAGCCTGCAACCTGACGATGTATGCCTGTCATTTAGAAACCAGCTATCAGCTAGGGAGTACAAACGCAGGGGTGCTAACAGTCAAAGGTATTTGTTGAACGCTTTTATTAAATGCTTCAACACTAATGCTAGTCACACTCCGACTAAGAAATTCTGGGCACCGCAAGACGGTTCAAATATGTACCAGATTAAGAAGTTCTCTCCAATACTAGAACTACCTAGTTAATTAGGTGTGGCATCTTTCGTTTAACAAGTACGACAGTGTAAGTCCACATCCAATAGTTCACTTATGCTTTCACCTGCATACCCATGCACCAAATAACAATTCCAGTAACAGACAAGCAGTACAGTTTCTTGTCACGTGTAGCCAAAGAGAATAGGAGAACCCTATCTCAGGTTATTTATCTAATGATTGAGACAGGCCATTGCCTCGGCTATGAGTGCATGTCTATGAATGTCGATAAGACAGACGATGAGATCTCCCAAGAGGATAAAGATCAGATCGCTATCAACGACAAGATAAAGAAAGAACACCCTAATCATTCTTATACAAAGTGGGAAGAACTAGGGTATAAGCACGTGTGCACCCACTACTCACAAGACATGGCTGAAGCTGTGTTTAGAAGTATCGGTGATCTTGTTACAGATACATCACCACTTAACGAGGGTTAGCTTATGGTTCCTACTGAATCAACTAAGAAAATCACCTGCAAAGATGGTGAGTGCACAGTGACAGAGTGCTACGAGCCAATGAGAAAGTACTCACGTACTGGCTTTGATGGTAAGTACATCAAGTGCTCTCATTGCGAGGCAACTCACAAGGTGTACCACCTAAGAGACAAGGTGATTACTTGCCCAACATGCAAGACATCCAGTGATAAGTATCAGTGGATGATTGAGCGTGAGGCTATTTACAGCAGCTATTAATCAATGGGGGATAACAGTTGCGGAGTCTCAGTTGAGCAGGCGTGTCAACCCCCAACCAATCCAATTGTTTCCTAATGAATTCTCATGTCTAAATCTTCTGACTCCAACCAGCTAAACATCAGGCTTGACCCTGAAATCAACGACCTACTTGAAGCAGAGATGCAGCAAGTACTAGCAAGAAAGGAAAAGATAAGGCAATCTGTTGGCCCTGAAGAGTATGACCTACTACATGGCAAACCAACAGCACCTACCAGAGTGGAGACTGCCAAACGAATACTCAGTCATGCTCTTATTAAACTAAATCCACCACTACCAGAAACTATCGATGTCACTGCCAATGACAACTCCAACCAATGAGCTAGTGCCACTGCAAACAAGAACATCACGTGACTATGCCGCAATGCTTAGTCACGTTGGTGATTTAAAAGGCATGAGCACCAGTGCTACTTGCCGCATGGCATTAGAAGATTGGTGTCGAACTAACTATCAAGAAGTTATTGACAAGCTGCTAGAAGAGCAGGCAGCACAACAAAAACTATTGAAGAAGTTAAGTGCAAGATGAAGTATTAGCTTACGAAAGCAGGATGATCTCTAATAGCGTGGACAACTCACGCTATGTAGAGAACCAGCTACAAACTAAGAAGATTCAGTCTCGCTCCAGATGGGGTGAGACTTTGTCAGTTGAAGGGTACTTAGGTATCAAAGAACCCATTGATTACATAAAGAAAAGGGCTGAGTCTGGACATGCTGGTGTTGGATGGGCAAGACTCAAGCCACTGAACAATCTTCCCACTGAAACCATAGCAGCTACAGTAATAAGGACAATCATTGACACTCTTACCCTTAACCCTAGCTTCTATACTGTCGCTAAAGAAATCAGTGACAGGCTATGGATTGAGTCAATGCTTACGGTAATAACTAAGGAAGATCTAGCTAGATATAACAGGAGCAGGCAGCGTAAGTCTCACAAACTCAAGGGCTTGCAGCACATGACTGGCACTGTGCAATGGACAGCCAAGCAACAGATGTCAATAGGTGGGATGATGATCTATATAACAGAGAAACATACAGGTTTTATTGAGGTAGTAAGAGAAGATCTACCACATAAAAAGCGTAGGATTATCAAGCCAACTGCTGCATGTATGGAGTGGATAGATAAATTCAAGGACAAGCAGGGTATATTAATCCCTCACTATCTACCAACCATTGCACCTGGGCTACCATTTAATGAGCATGGATATGGTGGATACCATGACCCACGCTTGCAGATACCGTTACTGAAAACTAATAACGATGAGATAGTCAAGCACCTGAAGGGTGACGAGCCATGCAAGAAAGCACCAGAGATACTTAGTGATGTTCCCTTCACTGTGAACACTTGGATATATAACGTAGCAGTTGAGGTAGTAAGAAAAGATTTAAAGGTAGGTGTGATCCAACCTAAACCAGAGATTGATCCTTACCCTAAAGGTAAAGATGATGACAGCCCTGAAGTATTAGCGTGGAGAAAGAAAGCTAAGAAGCAACACATACTAGAAGAGAAGACAAGGAACTCTAGGATTGCAGTCACTTGGCTACTGCACATAGCCGGTGAACTAAAGGAACAAGACGAGTTGTTCTTTTGCTGTCAGTTGGACAGCCGTGGAAGAATTTATTATCGGCCACCATATCTAAACCCACAAGGTAATGATCTAAGCAGGGCACTCTTGCAGTTCTCTTACTACAACTACATGCAGACAGATGAGCACGTGAACTGGTTGCGTGTGCATGGTGCAAATGTATATGGGTTAGGCAAGTCGGACTGGCAGACAAGAATTGATTGGGTGCTAGAGCACGAGCAATTAATATTGACTTGTGGAAATGACCCTTGGCTTGCCTTTAGTTTCTGGACTAGAGCAGAGAAACCATTTAGTTTCCTAGCTTTCTGTCGTACCTATTACGAGTGGAAACAAGAGGGGCCAACCTATAAATGCAGGCATCCAATAATTTTAGATGCCACCTGTTCAGGTGTTCAGAATTTCGCTGGCTTACTCAGATCGCAAGAGATGGCAGAGCAGGTGAACCTCACGCAATCCGACAAGCCACAAGATATATATGCAGCAGTCGTTAACAAAATAAATGAAAGACTAAGACTAGATGGATGTGACGACAGCAAGAAATGGTTGATGCTACAACCTGATCGCAGTCTCACCAAACCCGCAGTGATGACAATACCCTACGCAGCTACGTACACTGCGTTCTATAAGTACGCCTATAACTGGGGTATTAAGAGAGCTAAAGATTTATACGGCAATACCTGTTGGCTTAACAAGACTGGATCAATGGGTACTGTTCACTTCATGGCTCGCATACTGCATGAAGAATCATCACGCATGATACAACCAGCAGTGCAAGCAATGAAATGGTTCAAGGCTATTGGTGTTAAAGCTGGTAAGAATAATATCCCTTTAAGGTGGACATCACCATCAGGATTATTAGTACATCAACAATACAATAGTACAAAAGATAGTAGAGTTAGACTTAAGTATTTGTCAGACATTTACTTAGACATTAGGGTACAAGAAGACTGTCCTACACTGAACACTAACAAGATGGGCAATGCTATCACTGCCAACCTATTGCATAGTTTCGACTCATCAATTATGGCCTTAACAATATTGAAATGTCGTAAGAAAAATGTTATAAATATAGGTGGAATCCATGATGCTTTTGTCACTGATCCCACCTCAATGAGTGTTGTTAGAGATGCAGCTAAAGAATCTTTTGTTGAGATATACAAGGATGATTGGCTGACTAAGATCAAAGACACACTCAAAGCACAGATACCTGTGCACCTACAACTGGATCTACCAGCCGAGCCACAGCTAGGCGACTTCGATCCAAGCACTACCTTGTCCTCAAACTATTTCATTACTTAATCAAATGGACTTCGTTGATTTAAAACCAATCCAACTGACAACACCTGACGACACATGCCTTACCTATTCATGGCTTGTTAACGCAGACAGCAAGTATCCTCCTGCTAGATGGCAGACAACACTTGTTATTCCTAATAGCCCAAGGGCTGTTGAGATAGGAGAACAGTTAGATACTTTCTTTCTGAACTTTAAGAAAGCATTGAAGGCTGCCTACCCTGACAAGAAGAAGGAAGACTACAAGTGGAATGAACTCCCTTGGAAATGGGAAGACCACGAAGAATTAAAACTTAAGAACGCTTTGATCCTCAAGTGCAACAAGAAGACGCACTCACCAGAGGGCACACCTAAAGCACCTCCAATAATTTTTGATAGCAGCCAGAAGGAACCACTAAACGATGAGCAGAAAGCAAAGTATGACAAGATTGGCCCTGGTACTACAGCACAAGTAGCCCTGTATGTCAGTCAATACAATCTGAGTGTCGGTACTGGATGCAGACTTACACCTGCTGCTGTCAACATCAAGAACTTTATACCTTTTGGAAGTCAGGCTAATACAGCAGAGGACTGGGGATTCACAGTTGATGCACCACAACAGGGAACAGGAACCCCATCAACAAATGACTTCGACTTCTAATAAATACAGAAGCAAGTTTGAAGCTTCAATCGCTGCTAACTTACATGCAAAAAATGTTGCGTTCACCTACGAATCCATACGACTGGAGTACACCCTCGAAGGGACGTATGTACCCGATTTCATACTACCTTCGGGCGTACTGGTCGAAGCGAAAGGCCACCTCCGTACGGAAGATAGACGCAAACTACGTGCAGTTAAGACGCAACATCCCCATTTAGATATACGCCTCTGCTTTCAGAACGCTAACGAAAAGATTAGCAAGAAGAAAAATAGTATGCGGTACTACGAATGGTGTGACCGCAATGGTTTCAAGTGGTGTCACAAAGTAATACCTGCTGATTGGTATGGATAAAGAAATCAGATGGATAAAGGGCAGACTCTACCGAGAGGAATGTCCTGGCAACTGGGAGCCGTATGATCCTGACGCACCTCCTGATACAGAGAGAGTGCAGAACATTAAGAAACGCAGGGCTGAACTTCAGACCATGCTTGACCACATAAGAAAAGCTACTAATGAATTACAGAACAACAGGGAGTGACCTTACTTATAAATATAGGGTTCGTGTCCTCACTCCTAGAAACGAGAAGTTCGATGAGTACATCATCGCAGCTAATAAAGAGAGAGCCAAGCGAGCACTGCTTGATAAGTATGGCAAGGATCATAAGGCTCTTGTCCTAGACCAGGAGCCAGGCAGTGTCTTCAAGTAAGGAAGTAAGCAGAGGGCCATGTCCACAGCCTGACTGCGATACCGATCATGGCAACGTCACCTTCGATGACGGGCATACACATTGCTACGCCTGCGACACAACTGTTCAACCTGAAAGACTAAAGAAACCTGACCCACTACCAACACCTGCTGCACAAAGGAGCAAGTTACTTAAAAACCTGCAACCTTTTAAGAAAGAGTGGTGTGGTATCACTGTCGAAACTCTTAACTTCTTTAGTTATTGCCAAGCTTTCTATCGTGAGCAGCAGGTACACGTTGCTACTTATAACGATCAGCAAGGACTGCCATGTGCACAGCACCTACGATTTAGAGACAAGAGATTTATCTGGATCTCTAATGATGGCATAAGTAACCTGCAATTCTGGGCACAAAGCAAGTGGCGGCAGAACCACGGCAGAGAATCCAATGTGTTCTGTGTAATTACAGAAGGCGAGAAGGATTGTATGTCAGTGAGTCAGGTACAAGGCAACAAGTTTCCTGTCGTATCACTGCCTTCAGGTACACAGTCAGTTAAGAAAGCAATAGGTGCAAACCTTAAGTGGCTGAGTCAATTCGCATGGGTGGTCATCTGCTTTGACAATGACACACCAGGAATCCAGGCCAGTCAAACTGCCTTGGAACTATTACCAGCAGGCAAGGCGGCTATCTGTCGCATCCCTGATCCATACAAGGATGCCAACGACATGCTCGTTGATGGTAAAGGTGCAGAGTTAAAGGATCTCTTATGGAAGGCAGTCCCAAGCAGGCCAGATTCTATAAAAGAGGCATCAACCTTATGGGATGTACTAATAGAACCTAATGCCAAGGCTATTGTTCACTTGCCTTGGACTGAACTCAATGAGAAATGCAGAGGCTTTCGTTCTAATGAGATGTGGTGTATAGCAGCAGGTTCAGGTACTGGTAAGAGTACGGTATGTAGAGAATTAGCGTATCACTTCCTATCTCAGAACTTAAAGGTAGGGTATATAGCTTTGGAAGAAAGTCTCAAGCGTAGCTTGCAAGGAATTGTAGGGGTTGCACTTAACAAGCCTTTGCATTTAGATGAGAGTGTCGAGATCCCCATCATCAAGTCGGCTTTTGATTCCCTCTTAGGATCAGGCCGACTTTTTTTATACGATCATTTCGGATCTTGTAATCCCGACACCCTCATTGAAAAGATTACATACCTCGCAACCGTTGAAGAAGTTGATGTTGTAATACTTGACCATCTAACCATCGTTGTCTCAGGGATCGCAGACCTAGATGAGAGAAGGGCTTTGGATGTTACGTGTACCAAGCTGAGACAGTGCGTTGAATCTACTGGTATAGGTTTAATAATTGTGTCGCACCTCCGTAGACCTGAAGGTAAGGGACATGAAGAGGGAGTGAAGGTATCACTTAATCATTTAAGAGGTAGCCACAGCATTGCCCAACTAAGTGACATGGTAATTAGCTGCTCCAGAAACCAGTCGGGTGACGCTGGTGAGCGTAGCCAGTTGCAGTTAGGTGTACTCAAGAATAGATTTAGTGGCTCAACAGGGGATGCCGACACCCTGCTCTATGACGAGAAGACTGGTCGCCTAGTACAACAAACAACTTTCTTCCAATGACTCTACTAATAGATGCTGACATGCTTGTTTACTCTGCCTGCTGTGCAAGTGAGCAAGACTTCAAGTTCAACGACTATCAACACGTACTTGTATCAGATGAACGTGATGCGTTGGACTATGTAGCTATGAAGCTAGAAGAATATCAGTCCATCACTGGTGATAGAGGCAAGATCATCATGTGTTTCTCTGACTATCCCACCTTTAGACATGAAGTATATAGCGAGTACAAAGCTAATCGAATAGGCAAGCGTAAACCCTTGGCATTTAAAGATGTAGCTGAAGCAGTGAGAAGGTATCACGATGTCGCTGTCTATCCCAACCTTGAAGCGGATGATGTGATGGGCATACTTGCAACTGAGGAGCAGCACCCTACTCGTGTCATAGTTTCAGGTGATAAAGATATGAAGACCATACCCTGTATTCTTCTGAGGAATGGAGAACTTGAAACCATTTCTGAAAAGAGGGCAGATAGAAACTGGATGTCGCAGGTATTGCAAGGGGATCGAACGGATAATATTCCTGGCCTTGTAGGTGTCGGGCCAAAAACTGCTGAAAAAATTTTGGGAGATTCCGAGACTCTTTCTGATATGTGGGACAAGGTGATAGGTGCATACGAGAAGAGGAAACTTACATACAAATCAGCATTGCTTTCAGCACGACTCACTAGAATCTTGAGACATGGGGAGTACAATTTACATAAGCAAGAAGTATCCCTCTGGGAGCCGCCCACCACATGATCGACGAAGAACTCTGGCCTCCAATAGATGAGGTACTCATTAGGAAACTAGAAGAGATCTACCCTGATAAATGTCCATCGATAGATGCACATGACCGAGAGATATGGAGGTACGGTGGACAGGTAGAACTAGTAAGAATGTTGCGATCTGTATATAATGAGCAGAACAACATCGAATAGCGATGGCAACTTACAACGAACCACTAATACTAACTTCAGCACCTGGAGCACCTACTAGTTCTGTTAATAAAACTACTGTTGACAGACCTTTAACTATGGAGGAATGGAATACTCTTGCTATTGGTAAACCAAAAGGAAAGGCTACACCTTTACCTGTTTTACATAACAAAGAATTTAAAGCAGGTACTAGGCCAAAGTTAGAAAAAGGTAGTCCATCACTTGTAAGTAAAGAAGATGTAGCAGCATGGGCACCTGAAGTTGATTCAGTGTTCCAAGCTGTACTAGGCAGAAATGCAGGAGCAGTTGGTCATCAATATTTTACATACGATTTAATGGCTGATACTGGTGCATTAATGGAAGATTATGGGTATTCATTTCCAAAGTCAAAGGGAATGGCACTTGCAAATATGGCAGCAAATGCTGGATTCTCTACCGAAGGAATAAATTTTAGCAAATCAGGTGTTGCAAATGTTAGCCCTCTTGCTACTGGTGCTGGTACTTGGAACCCAAGTAATAATCCTGAAGCATTTAACAGCCCTTTTAAACCAGGACAACAATTAGTTACAAAGCCAGATGGAACACGAACACTTGAACCTATCCCAACAACTGAAACTTCACCTGGAGGTCAACCACCAGCAGGTCAATCACCAACAGTTCCATATACTTCTGTTCCATTAAACCAACAGCCAATGCAACCTGTTGTTTATGGTGGCGGTGGTAGTAATACAACTGTCGTTACAGGACAAGGGCCACAAGCTAAGACTGCTGCTGATGCTTTAAAGATTATGCCTCAGAACCCAGTCGTATTAGCTGGTGGTAATCGACAAGATTACTCAAGACAAGAACGTAAAGGTGGCATGGGGCCAATACCAGGGGGAAGAGTAGGTGGTGGTGGTGTAAACATCTTTGGTTAAGGTTAGTATGGTAGGCATAACACGAACGATTCATCATGTGTGGTGGCGGCGGCGGTTCTTCTAACGAGGAAGCAAGAGAAGAAGCTGATGAAAGACATCAAGAGAATCTTGCTTTACAGCGAGAACAGATGGCTGAACAAAAGCGTCAGTTCCAAGTAACTAGGGATGACAATCAGAAAAGATATAGAGAACAAAAACGTATATCGGAAGCTGCTCCACCTCCACCACCGGCAGAAGATGCAGGCGTAGCAACACCAGCCATAGACGAACTAATGATTAGTGGTGCAAACAGAAAGAAATACAGATCAGCAGAATATAAGAAAGAGACAAGAGACAGAGCCACCTCTTCCCTTGGTATTAACTAATGGATTTAAAAATCAACGACATTGATCTTGCACCTGGTAAAGGTAGAAAGAAAAAGAAAGGTACTACCCTTGCTGGTAGATACGACCAACTAAAAACTACAAGAGATCCTTTCCTTCAAAGGGGTAGAGACTGTAGCAAGGTAACGATTCCATCTATCTGTCCTGACTCTAACCAAGGAGATCATGGAAAACTTAAGACACCTTGGCAGTCAACTGGTGCACGTGGTATAGCGCATTTGTCGCACAAACTTTTGATTACACTTCTACCTCCTAACACCCCATTTTTTAAGTTAGAGATAGATAGTCTTGCATTACAAATAGAAGAGCAAGGGCCAGAGATTAAAACAGAACTAGACACAGCATTAGTCAAGGTCGAACAAGCTTGCATGACATCGCTTGAGACAATGAGTGCAAGAGCTTCATTGAACCAAGCCTTTAGACAACTGTTGGTTACAGGTAATGTTCTTCTCTATGTACTACCAGATGGAATAAGAGTTATACATCTACAAGATTATTGTGTCGTTCGTGATCCAATGGGTCATGTTACTGAGATCTTAATAGAAGAAGAAGTCTACCCTGAAGCATTGCCTGACGGATTCTTACCTGACCAGAAGGAAAAAGAAGAAAAGTTAGAGGCGACAAAGAAAAGTATTAAGGTACATACATGTGTAAAGTTTGAGAACGGAGTAGCCACCTGGTATCAGGAGGTACGAGGAAAGGAGGTACCTAACACTTATGGTCGTTGCCCAGAGAACTGTAGCCCTTGGATTGTATTGAGATATGAGAAGCTTGACTCTGAAGACTATGGACGTTCACATACTGAGCAGTACTACGGTGATCTGACTGCACTTGAATCTTTGTATCAAGCAGTGATTGAAGCAGCAGCAGCAGCCAGTAAGATTTTATTTCTTTGTAATCCTAATGGTACGACCCGACCCAAAACCCTGTCGTCAGCAGCGAATGGGGCTATCATTCAAGGAAATGCACAGGATGTTTCAGTTGTTCAAGCCAACAAGCAAGCCGATCTACAAATAGCTAACTCAACTATTGATCGTATCGAAGGTAGGTTGCAGTTTGCTTTCTTACTTAACTCAGCTATCCAACGACCTGGTGAAAGAGTTACAGCAGAAGAGATTAGATACATGGCACAAGAACTTGAAGCAAGTATCGGTGGGTTCTACTCCATACTTACTCAAGAACTACAGCTACCACTTGTACGTAGGTTGATCTACATGTTACAGAAGAAAGGCAAGCTACCTGAGTTCCCTAATAGTCAAGAGACAGGTGAACCATTAGTGCTACCTAAAGCTGTAACAGGATTGGAAGGTATAGGTAGAGGTGATGATATGAATAAGTTAACTGAGTTCTTAACTCTTACTCAGCAAGTACTAGGGCCAGAGATAGCACAACAATATGTAAACTACGAAGAAGCACTGCGAAGATTGGCAGCTAGTGCTTCAATAGATACGACTAACTTAGTCAAGACCAGCGAGCAGCTACAACAAGAAGCTGCTGCTGCACAAGCTCAACAGCAACAAGACCAGCAGCAACAACAGATGATGGAAATGATGAAGTCATCTGCTGCATCTAAAGTTGCTGATAACTTTACTCAACCAGGTTCACCTTATGGCCCCCAATTCTCAGGAAACTCCGACGACGGAGCAGCAGGAAGTATCCCTAACTCCCTCCCAGATCTCAGGGCAGCAGCCCAAGGACTCCCCAGTGGCCCAGTCCCAGGAGGAGAAGGTTAAGGAACTACCTCCAATAGTTGCAGATAAACCTGTCGCTAAGAAAAAGAAAGTGAAGGAATCACAGGTTATTAAAGATAGCCCAAACCATATCACTATTAAATAACTACTCTCACCCATCACCATGCCTGATCCTATTACTATCTCAGAACCTGAGACTGGTGCTTTGTCTCCTGAACAGGAGGTTGACGCTAAAGACGAAGCACTAATAAATGAGTCGCAAGAAAATGGGCCAGTTAAATTTGCTGGCAAGTATGAGTCTGTCCAAGACTTAGAGAAAGGATACGAAGAACTTCA